CGATCCCATGACGCGGTAACAGACACCGTTCCAATTGATGCCGCCGCGATCGTGTCCTGGGCCAATACCGTTTGAAACAAGGCCATCAGCGGGCCGCAGGAAGCCATTGCTGATCCCATTGGCCTTGGGGACAGGCACCATATTCACCGGATAGGACGTGCGGAAATCCGGCCCATTATCCGTGTAGATGCCATTCAGGATCGGGATTTGCATTCAGCAACCCTTTAATATGCCAGACCCAATATGGCTTTAATGATCGGCCTATTGAGATTGGTCGGAATGGTATAAGCGCCTGCGGACACCGTAACGTCCTGCGTGCTGTCATTATCAAACACGTAGCGCAGTTTGGTTACGCCAGAAGGAATGGTGAACGCTGCGTTATCTGCGGAGCGCGTAGCCGATGATGCTGTCGTTATGGTATAACTTGTGGCCGAAGAACCAGCTTCAAGCTGGGCACCCCAGACGTAAATACCTGATGTACCATCGCCAGTGTAACTGGCTGACCCTGAAGCGTTTTCCATAAAAGTAGCAAAGTTTATAGTAGTCAACCCTGCATTAGTTGTGGCTGTGTTTGTTATCCTGAACCAACCATTAGAAAATTCAGTTATCGTTGCAGACGCATTTGCCCAACCACCGTAAGACGCTGCCGTTACGGTTTTCGTCACAAGGTTAAATAGGACAGTGCTTCCGCCACTATTCCCATAAATTTGAAGCTGACCTCTGTTTCTCTCGCCAGCTTTTACAAAAATTGAACCTGTATATGCAGTCGATGCGCTGGCACTTATCGCCAACTTGCGAACATCATGCGTGCCTGTGGCGGTATTTTCCACAAGCTTGTCAGCGGTTGTTGTACCATCAGGTGCCGCGATAGCGTCACTTGAAATGGTCGTGTTTGTTTTTCCCCAATAGGCGTTATCGAATTGTTCGCTGTATTGAAGGACATTGACGCGCGAAGGCTCTATAAGAAGGCCCTGTTGCAGCAGTGTTAGAGGATTATACGCAAAACGTGCAGCGTCTATCGCAGCCGTTTGGATCAGCCCGTTTGACCCGACAAAAGTGCCACTGGACGCACGCGTAAAGGTGATATTGGAGCTTAGATCAGCAGGAATGAAATTGAACACAAGCGGATAAACACTAGTGCTTAACCGATTCACATGCCCTGCGCCTCGGCCACCCCAATGGATAGACATTAGATGCCCTCACCTTCAGTGAAGTAAATTCGACCAGTCGCCCCAGCAGCGATAGCAGCAATATAGAGTTTGCCATCCTTCCCCGGAGAAAACGTCAGCACCTCATGCACCCCAGGACCAACTGGAACTCCAGTGGTGGTGGTTGCGGTTACAGTCGCATCACCACCGTTGATCCATGCGGTTGCCGTGCCATTGTTCATAATGCGAACGCTGATCGGGCTGTTGCGCTTGGCAACCAGAACGCGCTGGGATGATCCAGACACATTGATATTGACCGTATTATCCTTGGCGGGGGAGAAAGAACGAACCATCTCAGAAACTCCTTCAAACCGTTTGTATCACAAATTTAATGATGCGTCACCACTTCACCTTGTCCGCCCAGAACGCGGCGCTCATCTTGCCCTTGGCGATGTTCTTTGCGTGCCGAGCCTTGAATGATGCGCGCTTCTTTTTCATCGCTTCAGATTCGCCGGCCTTCGGTTTACCAGCAGTCTTCGCGCCCTGCTCCCCAAAGCGGATTGTCTTGATCTTACCACCTTCCTTGGCGACAACGATGTGAGACTTCTTCGGATGCCCTGGTGTGCGCTTGGGCTTGTTATAGCCAGCGACACCAGCACGAGCGAGGCGCGAATCTTTAGGCATCAACCTGCTTTCCAGTTAGCTGAAATATTTCATGTTTCACCTGGTCTCCATCACGCCACACACGCCATTGACCCGGCACGCAGATGCGTTGCGCCTTACCCGCTTCTACGTCAGCTATAGCCTGTTTCAGTGTCATCGCGGCGCAATTTGCAGAATACAGCTGTGCATTGAAGCGGCGGCGGCGGCAGACGTGACAAGTTCTATGTTTATGGACGCCCCCTTTGAGACAGGGACCAACGTGCCGGACCAATTGTCCACGCCGCCAAACGAAGTACCGCTGATTGCGGCGCTAAGCGTTGTGGCCACGCCGTTGATGAGCGCGGTGTATGTGAAAGACTGCCCCGCCCCCGGTGCCGTGCCTACGGTAGGCATTAAACGAATGATGTAGCAGTCATAGGGCGCACGCCACTGCGCGTCGTTGATTGTCGCAGTTTGCCCTTGAACCCCCAGATACGTAGTGGCCCCCGCAGCCACGGTCCCAACTGACTTGCCCTCGTAGTTTTCACCATCGTCGACAATCAACTTGGCACCCGCCGCAACGCTAATGCGCTTGGAACCTGTCCAGTTTCGCACAACAACGCTGGCCGTATCCGCGACGGTCAAGTCGTAATACGGGCCAGCAATTTCATACCAGCCAGCTTGGCCCCAAATCGGGATGCTGCCAATATTATATGTTTCAAGCCCATTAAACTGAATGTTGGCAGATGTGCCACCAACATAAATGCCTGCGTTAAAAGCACAAAAAAGATCAGTAAATTTTACTTTATCGCAAGCACCCGTCATTTGAACGCCGTAGCTAGAAGTGGCGTCCACAATGCAGCTAGTGAAAACGGTCAACACTGCATCGTGCAAACTGTAGCCAGTATCCAGACCAATGCAGTTGATAGATGTCAACTGATGACCGCCGCGTGCAAGCCCAACGTTGGGTGTATGCTGCCGCCAGCCAATAGAGCCTACTTGAGGCTTACCAAGACCACCGACAAAATTGACCTTCCCGTTAAGGTGGCCATTCACCCAGCGCATTTCGCTGACAGAACTGCCAATATCGACCCCAACGCCAGTAATCTGTTCAGCGTCTACGTTAGACAGCCGAGCAAGATTGCATCCTGTCACGCCATTGTTTTCAAAAGAAATAGCGTTTCCAACGTTAACCATCGCAACGTTTGTGATAGTCGCGGATCGGCTGGTTTTTACGGCGATGGCCGCAGCAGATGAATTTGCGTTATCGTTGATGCGGATGTCGGAGATAGCAGGGCTGGCGTTAGCCATCGAAAAGATGTTGGTCGCGCTAGCGGCAGCGGTAAAAATAGTGCCGTTACCCACAATAGATTGTGAGTTAGACAGCGAAATATCTTTTGCTGAATAGATTGTGCCGGAAGCCAAAATGACGTTTCGCTTGGCAGTTACAGCGTTTTGGATCGCAACACTGTCGTCCGCAACGCCATCACCTACAGCACCGAAGTCCTGCACGGAAACAATGTCGCGCATTTTATCCTGAGCCGTGCGAGTAACCGCACCAGTTCCAGCCTGGATAAAGCTAATCTCACTGGCGCTGGGATCGGAGGCAATGCAATACCAAGTATCTTGAGTTGCACTGAATCGCAGAGTCCAGCCGCCACCAATATTCAGGCCCGATGGTGCACCGATAACGGTAGCGCCGTTTGCATTGATGGAAAACGCCCCGATTGCAGCGCTCGACGCAACGACAATCTGCTGACCGTCAAAACAGCTCGCGACTGGCGGAAGCGTAACCGAACCAGCCGCAAACGTCCCAGTCGGATTTAGAATCAGAAAGACGTTATTTGACTGCTGACCAAGATCAATATTGAATCCGCTATTAGTCGGCGCATTGATAATGGTCTCATAATCTGGCGATGCGAAGTTCTGGCTGAAATATTCCAACAGAGTGGTCACGGAGCAGCGCCGAGCATCGCCCTGGTTGGTGACGTAAAGCGGCAGCTGATCACCGCCTGATACCTGCGTAACGGTAGGAAGCTGATTGATAGTCGGCATTTCTTAACTCCACTCAATCGGGCCATCAGGGCCAGCGTCAACAGGATCTACAGGAGGCTGTGCATAAGGGTTGTCCCAGCGCCAAGGTTTATTGCCCTGGCCGATCGGCATGGTGGCAGGCAGCTGCTTTTCAAGCGGGAACGTCGCACGCTGCATAAGCGTGTTGATCGCATTCTTGGCGACCATCTTGGTGTCTGGCGAGACAGTCTTGCCGTAGCCTGGTGCAATGCGGACGGCCAGATTGGTGATCACCGCTTCCCATGCGCTATCAGGCGTTCCGGTTTCCGTATCGAGATCGCTGTCCTGCGGACTGCTGGCAATGGGATAGCCAAGGCGGATGCCCTGAGCATTCCATTCCATCATCATGGCATCCAAGCGCCGCAGAGCTGACTGCAATTGTTCGGGCTGCAGGTCGAACACATAGTCCGCCAAGCCGATCTCTTCGAAAGCTGCAGTTACAAACTGGCGCTTGGTGTATCCCATGATCAGCCCTCCAGAGCCTCAGCGATGCGTTCTGCCAGCTTCTTATCAGAAGTTCGCGCATTAAACGAGACACCAAGTTCTTTTGCCTTGGCTTCAAGTTCATCGCGAGTGGGAGCAGACACCTCATCAACGGCATCCTCGAAAGCCTCAGCGGCCTCAATGATCTTCTTGGCAGTCTTACCTGCAGCAGCTTCCTCATAGGAAGGGAACCAGCCCTTCTTGAGCAACTCATCAAACTCTGCCTTATCAGCAGCGCCAATAGTCCGATAAGTTCCGCCACGCGGCTTCTTATGCGGACCAGGCGTGCGATACATGATGGTCGGGAACTTGCTCACTTCTTCTTCCTCTTGCGAGCAACACCAGCTTCGCTGAGAGCGATGGCAATCGCCTGCTTGCGGCTGGTAGCCTTCGGTGCCTTCTTCGGGCCTTTGGGATTAACGCCAGCATGAAGTTTGCCAGCCTTATACTCACCCATGACATTAGCGATCTTGGAAGCGGCCTTACCCATTTTCTTCGGCATCTCGATCACTCCTCAAATGGAAGTTGGGGGAGACCGAAGCCTCCCCCACCCCCTGTTACTGCTGGTTGAACAGCAGGATGCCAGCCATTTCGGGGTTGGTCATCACAACGCCGTAGAGCGTGTCCAGCGTGTAGAGCGTCTGGAAGGTGAGCGGGTCAAAACGCTTGGTCATGACAAGCTCGATGCCCTGATCGGTCGAAGCGCGCAGAACGTCCACGCCAGCACCATCCGGCACAGCATAACGACCGGGCAGAAGCTCGATCGAATCCTTGCGCCAGAACGGGTTGATGTTCGAAGCCGCAATGTTCAGGAAGTTGACCGAAGCGGTAGCCGAGGTGGCGACCAGATCAACGTTCTGATATTGCAGTTCAGCATCGGTCGGGGTCGACGAAGCCGAGATGATCGGCGGCGAGATGACCATCGTGGTACCATCAACAACGTCGATCACGCGGAACGTCTTAAGCTCCCCGGTCGAGCGCTTGGTGATGTGATGGACCGCCTCAACGCCATCGATCGTGAACGCATCGCCAGCAACAACGCCAGCCGTCGAGGAGACGGTGACGGTCTGATAGCGGTTGTCCACGTTCAGAACACCAGCAACGCTGTTGGTGGTGGCCTGCGGCACGTAGTCGGTGATCGCCGTGTCGGTCGTGTCGATGGTGACGGTCGCGGCATTGGCGGCGCAGCGATTGGCGTAATCGAGCTTGTAAGTCT